ACAAACATCTTTTCTCTCAATTTTTTAATTGTTAGATCATATTTCATATCATAACCTCTTACTAACATATTATTAACATTATTCTATCATTTTTATTATAATTAATAAAGGTTTTCTAAATAATTTGTTTTTTTCTCTTGTTTTTTATCAAAAATAGAGATCCAATAAAAAAACTCCACATATTCTTACATGGAGTTCCTTACTTGTTTACTATTCCATCATAAAACTTAAATTTAATTCTTTTATCTCTGTAAACTGTTGCACTTTCAACTGTTAACATCCAAAGTTCACTATTCCAATCTTTTAGTTTATCAGTTGATTTTTCTAAATTAGCAATAAACTTTTTTATTCGGTAAGACTTGGCTGAGTTTTCTCTTTTAAGATTTGCCAGTTCTTCTTTTCTTGCTCTTAAATCATCATATCTAGTTCTAAGTTCTTTAAGTCTTTTATCAAATATATCAATACCACTTTTAGTTTTAGAATTATCTTGAATGAGTTTATTAATTGATTCTGTTAATGTTATTAGTTCTGCATCTATTTCTTTAATTTCTTTATCAATGCCTTTGCTACTTGTTATTAGTTTTAGAACTTCTTTTAAATCACTTTTAACTCTTTCCCTATCTTTTATCGTTATGTTGTAAGCATATAAAAACTTTTCTTTTATTTCTTCTTCTGATAAATGCGGCGTTTTACATTTATCTTTGCCTTCTTCATATTTCTTGTTACATCTATAAATTGACCTTCTATATTTAGAATTTGAATGCCATGTCTTTCTACCATAATAACCACCACAGTCTGCACATTTAATTTTACCTGCAAACAAATTAGCTGATGAAAAACCACCAACCATTTCTCTTCTTCTTTTAATTTCTATTTGGACCATTTCCCACATATCTTTATCAATAATAGCCGGATGACTATTTTCTACATAGTACTGTGGAACTTGACCAGTATTTTTGACCATCTTTTGTTCTAAGAAGTTTTCAGTATATTTCTTTTGAAGTAAGGCGTCACCTTTATACTTTTCATTAGTTAATATCGATAAAATAACATGTGCTCTCCAAGTAGCATCAGCTGCAGTTTTAATGCCTTGTTCTGTTAAATAATTTCTAATTGCTATAGGTGTTTGACCTTCAACTAAAAACATCCGATAAATTAATCTTATAACTTTCGCTTCCTCTTCAACGATTACTATTTTACCGTCTTTCTTTTCATAACCTAAAAACCTACTATAAGCAAATGATACCTTACCATTTTGAAATGATACTCTTTTACCCCATGTAACATTTTGACTAATGGATCTTGATTCTTCCTGTGCAATTGATGCCATAATAGTTAAGATTAATTCACTCTTAGAATCAAGTGTCCATAAGTTCTCTTTTTCAAAGAATACTTCAACACCTTTATCTTTTAGCTTTCTTACAAACTTAATCGTATCCAGTGTGTTTCTAGCAAACCTTGAGATTGATTTAGTAATGATTAAATTAATTTTACCGTCTAATGCATCTTCAATCATTCTGTTGAAGCTTGCTCTTCTTTTGGTGTTTGTTCCACTTATACCTTCATCAGCATAAACGCCAACAAAGGCCCATTCATATTTATTTTCAATATAGTTTTGATAGTAGTTTACTTGTGCTTCGTAACTTGTGTTTTGTTCTTCTGAGTTAGTTGATACTCTTGCATAGGCAGCCACTTTTATTTTCTCTTTACTATTACGAGGTAACTGCGTTAATGGATCAATCGTTGATGGTATTACTGTTACTTTAGTTGTCATTTACCGTTACCTCCTTTGTTTCTTTTTAAATAGTGGACTCTTGCTTCATCTTTCATTTCTTCTGTCCAACTATTACTTCTTGGCTCATATTCCCACTCTAATATTTGCTCAATGCCGCTAACGATTTGAAACAAGAGCTTATTATTTGGTAGGACTATTATTTGTTTAACTTCCTCTTCAAAGCGTTTTAAATCGAAGGTTTCTAAATTTAATAATTTGTTAGCTGCTTCAATTATTTTAGCCTCTGGTACTTGTTTAGCATCGCATGCACACTTACCCTTAGTTCTTAAAGTGGAACACATCCAAACAACATTATATGGTGTCTTTTTATAGGTGTATGCTTTGCCACATTTACCACATTTGATATAACCTTTAAATAATGTCTTTTTCGTTTTATCTAAGTTGATATCTTTAGTTTTTAATCTTCTCATCTTTTGGGAATCATTAAACGTGTCTTTACTGATAATCGCTTCATGAGCATTTAAAACAAGATATTTATTATACTCACCATTATTAATGCACATGGTTTTGGTTAAGTGGTTATCTCTATAAGTCTTTTGTAAAATAAGGTCGCCTGTGTAGTTATAATTGGTAAGGATTTTAATGACCGATGAACGATTCCATTTCTTTGTCTTATATGGTTTAATTCCTTGAAAATTTAAAATGTCGCATATACGCTCATCGGCATTTCCTTCTAAGTAAAGCTTGTAAATTAGTCTTACAGTTTCTGCTTCATCTTCTACAACATGAAGCTTCTTATCTTTAAGCCTATAACCAAGTGATGAATTACCTCCCCATATTAAACCAGCCTTAAAATCTTTACTTATTCGCCACTTCATATTTTCTGATACGCTTCTTGATTCCTCTTGTGCGAAGGTTGCTAGGAATGTTAGGATCATCTCACCTTCACCACTCATGGTGTGAATGTTTTGTTCTTCAAAATAGACATCAACATTTAAGTCTTTTAACTCTCTTACTACCTCAAGTAGCGTTACTGTGTTTCTTGTAAACCTAGATATCGATTTAGTAATAATCATATCTATCTTTCCAGACCTTGCGTCTTTAAGTAAGGCTTGAAATTCATCTCTTGAATCTTTTGTTCCTGTTATTGCTTTATCTGCATAAACACCAACGAACTCCCAATTATGTTTATTTTGGATTAGTCTTTTGTAATATGAAACTTGAGTAGCTAAAGAATTAAGCATTGCTTCTTTTCCAGAGGATACTCTAGCATATGCAGCTACTCTTATTCTTTTGGGTATTATTGGTGTTGCGTCAATTTTGGTGATTACCATATTCATAAAGTTTCCTCCTTCCTTTTCGCGGTACTATATACATCACTTATTAGCCTTCTTTAGTCAAGTCTTTTTCGCTATTAAGTCGACAATCTTTGATGCAATTTAAATAGCTTTCTTTTATCTTCCTGATTTATGTTTATTGTTCCAATAATCCCATCTGCAACGATTACTACAAAATTGTTTTATCTTCTTACTCTTAAGAGATGTAATATTGGCATTGCAGTTTTTACAGTTTCCATTTAACAGTTCCACTTCATCTATTTCCTTGCAGATAGTTCTAACCTCTTTAACTGAAATAGATAGAGTGTTTGCTATTTTTACAAAACCATAACCTGCTTTTTTTAATTTGGTAACTTCTCTTTTTATTGTTTCCATAATTTAAACCTCCTTTTAATTACTCATGGCAACATTTATTAAATCCTAAATATCCCCCAACGATTTGTTTGATTTTTAAAGACAAGTATTCATTCACATTTACTTAATAAAACGAGCCTTTCAAATCGTTGAGCCCTTTTAGCAAATAATTAAAGCACTTATCTTATAACCTTAAACCAATCTCAAAACTAATTTTAAAAATCTCAAAAATTTTGCCTCGCATTTTTTAAAGGCCCCCCATGCGGTACCCATCGTCACTTGTTAAAAGCTTATGAGGGGGGTATGGTACTTAAAATTTTTGAAAAATCCTATAAATTTGTTGTAATAGTTAACCACTTTTTAGAGTTTTTAGGATTTTTGGTTTAGAAAAAAGGCAGTACTGACTGGTGATGCATTTGTTTGGGATAGGGCAGTTACTACGATGCCCTTATCCTACAAACGACATGCGTCAGCAGTGGAAGGAACTTCATATATATAAGGCCTATTTTCCACTTTTCTTGTTTTGGTGAATAAAGGGCATTTATCCCTATTTTCGCTTTCCGAATTTTTAGTGAGTGAAGCAGATGTTTTCCCTATATTCCATCTTCACTTTTTTTTGAAACAACACCACGATTATTTATATATTCATCACTAAATTCACTAATTCTATTTTTAATCGTTTTATCTGTTACGCCTAAATATTCAGCCAAAGTAGATACTCTACAAGTTCCATCTTCTTCTAAATTAATATCAAAGGCATTATCAAATTCTAACTTTCTAGATTCCGGTGTTTGTTTCCTTTTTCCACTCTTGGTTAAGTTATGTCTCGGATCACCTGAAGCATGGTTTTTGGCAAGTA